GAATGAACCAAGAACACCATTTTGCTTAGTAGCCATGGTTAATTAAAGGAATGGAAGTAGACTTTACCTCTGGAAGTACCCCCAGATGTATTTGCATTTAATGTTGATGTTGCACCAGTTTGAGCATCAATAAGTAGGATTTCTCTGGCGGTTATCTTACCACCTGTGCCTGCAACAGGGTTGGTAGTAGTAACTGATAGATCACCGTCAATGTTTGAATCACCAGATACATCTAACCTACTTGAGGGAGACTTGGCAATACCTAGATTACCATTAGTATCTAGCACCATTTGGTCGGTGCCTGTATTGTCAGTAAAGTGTAAACCTATACCGACTACAGCTTTCTGTAGGATGAATTTACCTGCGGATCCACTACCTGCTATGATACTGGAACCTGTAGAATATATAGATCCTTCAACTTCAAGGTTGTATGTAGTTGGTGCTCTACCTACACCAAGTTTGGCAGCAGACGTTGATCCTAATTGAAAATTGCCTGTACCGTTTGCTGTGAGATTACCCCCGAATACAGCGTTACCACTAGCAGAAGCCAGAGTAAACTTATCTGTAGCGATAGTAATGTCACCACTACCAGTGATGGATGTGACCGCATCAATTGCTCCTCCTATGTTTATACCAGTTGCGGATGTTGTTAGAATAGTTGAACCTTGGCGATTTAATTGTACCTCACCAGCATCAGACTTAAGAATGAAATCAGGATAATCTAAAGTACCACCAGTATGAACGATACTATCACCCCATGTACTACCAATATCTAAGAAACCTACATATGCCCTATTAAATGGCTTAGCAGAGGTTCCTACACCAGTACCAAGAGCAGCAGCAGGTTCAAAACCATTTGATGCAACAACTTTACCAGTAACATCTATGTCACCAGTAACTGTCATACCTTGCTGTGCAATAAGAGTATTAGCAAACGTACTGGAAGCACTAAATGTACTTGCAGCATTTATTGTAAGACTGTCTGAAGCAGCATCACCAAGTGTAGTGTTACCATTAACTTGAATGGTCTCTACTGATAATGTACCACTGAACGTAGCATTATTAAGTGTTTTATTGTTTAAGGTTTGTGATGCACCTAAAGTGACTATGGTATCTGCAGCAGCAACTGCACCATTGGAAGGTAAGATATAGGTATGCTGAACACCTGTAGGTATGTCAGCAGTACTGAATCGAGCAACCTTAGTGTTGTCTGAAGAGTTAGGTATTATGAATAGAGTATCAGTAATCGCCAAGATAGAACCTAGACGTATTTTACCTGTACCTTGTGCAGATATGGTAAAGTCCAAGTTCGTGTCGGATTGATCCTTTGCTTGTATATTAAGAGTACTTCCTACCTTCTGTAGGTTCAATCTAGCATTACCCATTGCTAGACCTATTTGTCCCTGTTCTTCAGAGAATAGACCTGTTTTTGTTTTTAACTCAAATTGTACACCAGGCACATCATACGTACCAGACGGTACTGCACGGAATATACTTCCTACTGCAGATCTTTTATTCTGATCGGTTGGGTCTGAGTTATCAAGTAATAAAAGAGTATCAGATGATGATACGTCTCCAGAGTTTAATAATGTAAGGTCAGATATCTTACGTGTTGCCACACTTATCCCACAATAAAACGTTCAAGTATATTTATACATTCTTTTTGAAGTGAAAGAAACCTTCACTACCATGCCAGTACCCTTTATCCCATGTATGGTACCAATCCTTATATAATTTCGCTTTAGATTCTAATGGATTGCCTTTCCATGTACATCCTTCACATGAATTACCTAAAAAATAGTCCTCTTCCTCGATGTATGAGAAGATCATATCACATGCAGGATTTTTTACTATTATAATAGACACCTGTGCACCAAGAACTGTTGGTTCTGTGACTTCTACTATCTGTTCTCTGTATGGTTTGTGTGGAGAATAGTTATATCTTGATGTAGTTAGAAACTTACGATCCTCTATTCTTTCATGCTTCACATATATGTGTGCCCACTCTGTTGGATTTGATGCTGCCTGTGTCCAGTTGTCAAACTCACCTTCAAACCATTCACAGAATTTATCTATTTCCATTTGATCGGGCATTTCCCTTCTCTCACTCGTGACCTGATTACCTCCCATGCCTTGAATGGTGCAAAGTGTTTAAGTACTGCGGTCTGTTTGTTTAATTTATGCCAGTCCTCTGGTATCTCTCTTCGCTCTAACATGAAATTACCACCTCTTAATTTTAAATAGTATAATGGTGTCCCTCTCCTCAATCGAAGGTTGACATCGGTGTCTAATATTTTTAGACCAACCACCACTGGTCTGTGCCAATATGATATAGGAAATGTGCCAGGCACTACCTCAAATCCTTGTCTAGACAATAAAGGATGTGGGATCTGTTCCACCCATACATCTTTCTCGTTTGTCCAGAACACATAGTTCAACTTGAATTGAATCTCTGGATACTCTCCTTCTAACCACCTCTCACCAACATGAAAGTAATCATCATATGCTTTCTGTGTTAGGTCTGTGTTGATTCTCTTCTCTTTTGTATCAACCTTCATACCTAAATCGAATGGTTGTTTCACCACCCACATATTTTCTGTATATTCCTTCCATGCAGGACATTTTGAGTGATCGTACTCTGGGTCATAACCTGCCCGAAATTTTTTTGGAGTTATCATGAACTCATCAGGCAGTTTTGCCTCGTGATCATCTCCAAACCAATAGTTCCAGTATACCTTTTTCATTTCTCAAAATAATTAATGTTAAGAACCAAGCGTCTGTCCACATTTGTGGGAGGTACACCCCTGTGTTCTATATTGGTGTCAAATATTACAGCAGTATTTGCCACACTATCTATCTTTGAATCCTTGAACTCAGTGTAACCATCATTGTCATTAAGATAGAACACACAAGTCTTGCTTGGTGTGGTCAGTTCCCAATCAACATGCCATGTCTGCTCTGGTGCATTCCTAGGAGTTGAATTGACATTAATTCTAAGCACAGCAATAGCACCTAACTGAAGACATATCGTTCCCAATATGCGTTTCAGTTTAGGTGTTACATCTTTCGAGAACTCATGGTCATAGTATAATAGATTATTGTACTGCTCAGGTTCCCCACGTGATTCAATATAATACCATGGGAAGTCTTTTGCAGTTACTATTTTCTGTAGTTCTTTAAATGTAGGATACTTAAGAAAGTTCGTCTTCTTCAAGAGCTTCATCTAATGCTTCTGCTATCTTGTCGTTTGATGGCAAATTAGATAGAGGTTTCTTAGTCATAAAAGGACTATCAGGGTTTGGTACAGCAGTTGGTTTGCTCTTGTACTTAGCCACGTTGATCTTTTTCCTTTTGCCCTTGCTTGCCTTGCATTTCTTAATTACTTCGATGGCATCACCGACAGTAACAATTTCACCTGCTTCCTCATCAGGTATTTCAATATTGAAACACTCTTCTAAGAACATGACAAGTTCGACCATTGCCAAACTGTCTAGCATCAGGTCATCAGCAAGTTTACTATCCCAAGTAACTTCTGCTTCAAGTTCTTGAGTGTCACCTAAGGTCTCAATGATTGCTAACTTAGCAACCTTGAGCATGGTAACTTTAGAGATCCTCTTGCTGTCCTTAAGAATCTGTTTGATTTCTGAGTAAGTTGAGTTATAAGACATTAAACATAAACCACATCATTTACAGTACAGGTATCTCGAACGAAGTCGAGTATCCTCATGAATTCATCGCCACTGTCACAATCTATGACCTTGGCAGATCCTTCACTACTTAGTAGTGTAAACCTTCTACGTGGTATGTCAACTGATACCTTATCAAGGTATTCGTTATCTTCGATCATGAAAAGAGAGGAATAGTACATATCCATCCTAACACATCATTTTAAGTTTGTAAAGTATGGTTGTTCACTTTTTCGACTGGCACGTCGGTTGATCTCACCTGCCTTCTCCAACAGGCTGAGACCTGCAGCACGTGTGGACTGCAGCGTGTCAATGCACTTGCTATTATCTGTGTCTCTTCGTACAATCTCTTCGACGTAATCGTCTAAATGGTCAGCAAGAATACTCTTTAGGAACATTGCTTCTTGCTTAGTTACTGACATGTGGAAAGTCATTTGTTTTTTGAATAGAACAATCAATTCAAGTATATTGCGGAAGCATCCATGTCTATGTTGCCACCTGCTTCTACTACATAGTTGCCACTGGTTGCTGTTTTCATCACACCAGAGACAGTGATATCATAACTATTGCTTGAAGGAGCTGATGCCATTCCATCGAATGCACCACCACTAACACAAGATATAGAACCACCATCTATGGTAGTCTTAATCTTACCTCCAACTTGTTGGATTACATTACCATCAGTCTTTTCATACCTGCACTTAAGTGCTTCAGTACGTACGTCTCCCTCACTACGAACGGAGAACGTTGCTGTTTCCTTCAGGACTTTAATTTCATAATTACCTTTGACAAACTCTTTGATAGAGCCACCTTCGCTCAAGTCATTAACTAGGAAGGTTGTCCTATTAAGATAAGAATTAGATTTCAATTGCATCTGATTCTTACTGATAATAGCCATGTTCTCATCAGCAATCAAACTGTAGACACCTTTGCACTCTTGTTG